GCTCCTGTGCCAGAGCCTTCTCGTGGCGTTCGCGCTCCTGCTGGAGCCGGGCTTCCTCTTCGGCCTTGCGCTTGGCTTCCTCGGCCTCACGCTTGGCAGTCGGGGTCTCGTTCCACAACTCGCGGGCGTTGACGGTGGTCTGACTGTAGGCGGGGTCCATAGCCAGCGTGAAGGCCGTGATGCGGCTGAACTTCTTGTGGGTCACGCGCACTTCCTTGCCTGCACCGCGCTCTTCGATGTCGAACACGTCGGGGCGGAACTCGAAGGAGCATCCCGTATAGACTCCAGCGCGTACCATCTCCAGGGCACGGTCGCCGATGTCACACTTGGGTATCTCAGCCCAGAAGTTCACGCCCTTGCCGTCCACGTCGATGTGGAGGTTTCCGCGTCCCTCACGGCTGCGGGCCACGGTGTCCTTGCGGTCATGGAGCAGGTTGAGCTTGATGTCCTGAGTATTCAGGAACGCCATCTGTGCTGCCTCCGGCTTGATGACCTCGCGGAACTTCACACCATGCTCGTCGAGCACCTCACTCTCTGCGTTGAAGACAATCGCCGTGCCCTGAATGATACGGCTCTCGCCCTCGCGGCCCTCAACTTCGCGGATGCCGATGTCGAGGTTGAAGGTTCTGATTTCGTTCTTGTTCTGTTCCATGATCTATTCTCTTTTTTTTATATGGTGAAATTATTCATTCATTTATCGCTCAATTTCCCGTCTGGGGTTTACTCAACCTTTCCCTGGATTCAAGTTAACTTGAACCGAGGTTTAAGTTAACTTAAAGCCGGGTTCAGGTTAACTTAAACCTTGCTCCATAGGGCCTCGTTCTGTTTCAGCCATTCGGCCTGCTGCTTCAGGGTGGCATTGTTGCCGTATGACGCGCCGCCGAGGTGTACCACCATCGGACGGATGTCAACGTGCAGCCCCTTCAGCCGTGGGCGGTGGCTCAGAACGTCTTCCAGCAGGCTTGCGCCGGTGTCGTACCAGTTTTGCGGGTTGTCCTCGCCCTTGTGGAGCATCCACGAACGGTCGGGGTCGAAGTAGTTCACGCCCTCTGCCCTGAACTTCGGCACGTTGAAGTAACACAGCATCGGCAGTATGCGACCACGCCCGAAGCGGTTGCCGCTTTGATGGTTCTGCACGTAGGCGCAGAAGGAATACTCCTCGCGCCATAGGGTGCTGATGTCGGTTTTCACGAGGATGTCGCTCTCCACTAGAATGAATCCGTCGGGCAACAGTTCCCAAAGTTTCTGCACGGTCATCATGTGGCGGTCTGAGCCCCACAGGTTTACTTCGCCGTGCGGCTTGTGGCGGTCGGGGAATGCTTGCAAAGCCTTGTCGAAGTCCACCTGCTGCCCCTTCGTGTTGTCGATCACTTTCACGCCCTTCATGCGCTTCTTGAACGGGTGCGCGTCGATGGTGCGGGCAGGAAATCCGTCACCGGCTGGCAGGGTCAAGTCCTGCGAATTGTCAAATACCACGATGGGCCACTCACATCCCTGCTTCCTGATTGACAGGATGCAGCACTCCACCAGTTCCGGCGTGTTCAGGTTGATAATGGCGATGTTCTGTTTCTTTTTCATAGCCCAAAATATTTGCGGATATTAAACTTCCCGTCCTGGTCTTCCAGACGGTTGACGGCCAGTTTATACACCAGCCTGAGCAGCCTCTCGTCGCGGTCGTTTGCGTGAATGGCATCCTTGAGCGACTCGCCATCGTCACTCTGAATCATGAGCATCGTCGTGAGCAATGCCCAGAGGTTGAAGTGGGGAGGCACGTCACCCGGCAGTCCCATCGACTGGAGCGAGGCCGTGAGGCCCTGCATCGTCCATGCGGGCTGCGGCACCATCTGGGCCACAATGTTCCTGGCCTCCTGTTCGGTCAGCCGGTTGGCGTAGTCGGTGGCGGTGTTATCGTCGAGCAGGGCGAGTGCCTGTGCGGCCACTTCTGGCTCATTCCTGAACATCCACCCCATCACGCGCTTCACCATTGCGCCCAGCCGCTCCATCTGGCGGGTGTCGCCGCTCTGAATGATGCTGTCGTAGCGGCTGAGAAATTGCTGTTCCATCTGTTGCTTGTCCATAGTCTTATTTATCGTTGATGATAATCTGCATTTTGAACTCGATTTCGTTCTTCTGATAGTCGTCGTGGAAGGTCTCGGGCAATATCTGATAGGTCTTGCCGCCGTACTGGATGCGGGAGCGCATGGTGACTTTATCGTTCCACAGCATTCGCACGTTCTCCACGCCATACACGTCGAGCGAACCGTTGTTCATGGCACGGTTTCCCTTCGCCCACGAGACGTTTGCCCACACCGTGCCGACTGGCTCCCACTCCACGCCTGCGGAGTCGATGCCATACTTGCCGACCGTCTGCTCCTTGCGGTTCAGGATGGTCACGAGTTTGTTTCTGAAGCCACTTGAATATGCCATACGTTATTCGGTTGGTTCTTGGTGTCGGGTTTACTTTTCCTCGCCATCCTTCGGCGGTTCCTGCACGGGGCTGTTGTCGGGCTTCGGCTCCGTTGCCCCCTCGCTCTTGGCGATGAGAGCCTTCAGCGTCATCAGGTTGGCACTGGCCAGCGGCTCGTCACCGTTCTCCACCGCCGGACGGTCGTACTGCTGACGAATCTCGTTAATAGTTGAAGCGCCTGTCTGGAGCATAATCTGGTCAACCTTCGCCTGAGCCTCCTTGTCGAGCCGCATGAGCGGCTGCTCGCACATGTGGAACCGTCGCATTCCGAAGTCGTACTGGTTCAGCAGTTTGGAGTTAAACTCCTGCTCTATTTCCAGCACATCGGGCTGGATGGTCCATTGCAGCAACTCCATTCGTGCGTTCTGATAGGTCGTGTAGTGCGAGTTGGTGTCTTCCATCAGCAGCGGCCGTTGAACACCGTAGAACCTACAAACGTCGTTGATGCCCATGCCCAGCACCTCAATCATCTGCTGGTCTTGCGCCGACATGCTGATGTTGTGGAGGGCAGACAGCCCACGGATGCCCACCACGTCCTGCTGGTACATCTTCGTGTTCAGCTCACGGGCATAACTGTCTATCTGCTCTTTGTTCAGCAGTCCGAATGACAGAGTGCTATTACCTGGCGCCGGTTTCTCTTCGCCGATGATGAGTTTCACGCGCCCGCCTTTCGCAGCTGTTTCCAGTGCCTGGTTTGTTTCGGTCTTGATGAGTGAGAGCGTGTCAAAGGCGTAGTGAAGCGTCGAGATACCCCAGCCGTTGGTCATCTTGTGGGTGTTCGGGATGTGGATCACGTCAGATGCTTCCACCGCATCAATATTCATGATGCCCCGGCGGGTGTAGTATTGCACCCTGTACGTGCCGTCGGCCTCGTTGTAGCCAGCACCGAAGCAGAGCCACAATGCCACGGGCCATCCCCTGTCGTCGCGCTCGATGTAGGCGATGCCGTTACCGTTCTGGAGTTTGCTGATGACCAGCCCCTGCATGAAGGCCGAAGCCGTCATCATCGGGTTCGGACGGACTTGCAGCAGGTAGTTCAACTGCTGCCCATAGGTGACATACTGACTGCCCACGGCTCCCACTTCAGGAACGAAATTACCGCCCTTCTTGTCGAGTCGCTGATACTGGAGCATAAACTGCCCCTCCGTCTTGGCTATCAACCCGACGGCACGATAGACGGCGGGGACGGTCAGTGCCGCCTGTGGCGTCAGCACATGTTTGATGCGGTCGGCAAACGACCCCGTGGCCGTCCCCTGGTTCTCCGCAGCCTTCGGGTCGGTAGTGGTGATGGTGCCCGGCGTGCCGTTGGCTGACACCTCGCGCATCATCACGGCAGCAGCCTCGCGCTGAAAATTGTTGAATCTTGAAAATTTGCTCATATTTCTGCCTCTTTTCTATCGGCGAAGATACACGTATGGGTTTACCACAAAAAAAAAGGGCGACAGCAGTCGCCCTTGCTGTCACTCGCACACAATGTCGCCCAGCATTTCTACCTGTTCCATGTTCCATTCATTAGAGGACATGAGCTTTGCAAAGGAGTCCTCTGTGAGTGCGTTGAACTCCAGTTCCACCTCCTTCAGCTTCAGTTCTTCGAGTGCGCTGTTGACGTTCTCGTTGTATGGGTTGATGGTGTGATAGAGGAAGTCGATAAACTCCCCTTGTGACATGGGGAGGCCGTCCTTAATTCCGGCAGAACTCTTGTCGCGGGTCTCGTTCCACTGCATTGCCTTTTCGTCGAATCCCTCGGGCTTCAGCTTCTCGGCAGCATCCTTGCTGTCCTCGTCGTACTTGTAAGCCACGGGCTTCAGCACTCTGGCAATCTTCCACAGCCGCACCTTGTCGGCATCGTCCAGTTTTGTGTACTTGGCTGTGTTAAGCACATTGTATGCCTTCAGCACCTTCTCCGTTGTCAGGGTCAGCTTCTTCATGCTGCACCTCCTTCCACGTTGGCCTGCGGCAGAACGTGTGGTTCAATGCCGTCGATGGCGTTCCATACGAGGTTGTTGTCGCGGCGTGTCATTTCTGACAACGAATAGCGGATGCCGTCCTCGCGCTGGTATCCATTAAAATTGCCGATGTACTCGCCCTGCTCGCCGCTGGCAGTCAAGCGGTAGCATGAGCCGCTAATACTCTGGAGCGTGTTGTTCTGCGCGTCCATTTGATAGCTTCCGTTCACCATGACCGACTCGTCGGTGTAGGTGTAGCCGCTGTTAAGCGTTGAACTTGTAACATTAAATGTTCCCATAATCTTTGATTTTTTTTTAGAGTTAAAAAATATTGTTATGCTTTGGTGATCACTTGAACAGATTCATCAATAGTCCTATCGCTGCTGCCGATTGTATAATTGGCAGTGATTCTTGCATAATACTGGGTGTCGGCAATAAGCATCGGACTGTTGAATGTCACGTCGATTGCCACTGTCGCTCCTATGCCGACGGTTGTGTCGGAGACATTCTGGGTGTACACATCTTGACCGTCGCTCTGGTCTACGATATGGATAATAATATTCTTCAGCGTGATCGAGCTGCTTGTGGCATTTACGACATCTACCGACACGTCGAGTTTCCTCTGTGCCTTGATATAGCTTGCACGCATGCTCGATACAGAGACGGAGCCACTGGCGAACACAATGGTCGTAACAGCCTCGTCACAGGCTACGGCATAATAAGGCCCATCCGTGGCGTAAGCATCGAACGTCTCGCGGAATCCGAGTTGCTTGGTGCAAAGAAATGCGCGAGTGTACCACTTCTTGATGGTGAAAGCGTTGATCAGTTGCTCGAGCGTGGTGTTGCCGCTGTCCTTGTCGGTGCCCGCGATAGACACTTTCAGACACTTGCTGCGCTCAACCGGATCTGTCGAGGTAAGGCTTGACAGCGGATAGTCTGCCGTCTTCCAAAAACAGCCAGTCCCGCCGTCGGTATGCCAGAACAGCACACCGACATACATCTGACTCAGGTCGCTCCATTTCGCGTTGTTGATGTTGGGCTTCAGGTCTGTCAGCTCCAGATTGCCCAAGGTGCTCTCGTCCGTCAAGTCCAGTTCCACGGCGTATGTCAGCGACACCGTCACCTGTACATTTCGCGTCGTAGTGCGCGGCAGAGGACAGACGCTGATATGCTGATAACCGGCAAAGTCGGTCAGGCGGTACGGAGTTGCCGCACCACCGGCAGGGCGTCGGTAAGTCCAGTGTAGGTTGCCTTGTATCATTTTATAAAAAAAGCTGCCAGCCTTCGGATATAGGCTAGTTGTCGAGCCTTCCATGTCGGTAAGCGGGATTTGGCTTGTGTAGTCGAAAGTCATTCCGCACAGCTCGCCTCTGCTTTTCTCGCCGAGATACCATGTAGCGTCGTTCT